ACTGGACTAATTGGATACGAGTGCAAGGGATATTTTGGAAGAATGAAGCAACAGAGGAAATTGATGAGGTTGAAATGACAAACAGAAGTTTTGAGAACGTTAACATCCAATCAATTGATGAGTTTAGCCTTGAGCTTAAAAGCTCTCCTTATTGGCTTACAAAATTACTTGATAAAAATACTGTTTTGGGATCTGAGATATTTGTGACTGATTACAATGCAGATAATCACAGAGATGATTTGATTCAATTTCCTGTTAGGTTCTCAGGATATGGAGAGAGAGATGAGCAGAGAGGAAACAAATTGGCAAGATATTCTTATAAGTTTAAGAGAAGAGTTGACAATGACCTTAAAAGAGAGCATCCAAAACCTTAATTTTTAATATCTTTATAATATGGCAAATAAAAAAATATCTGATTACACTGAAGCGACTGAGGTTGCTGGAGCTGATTTGATTGATGTTTCTGTTGATGCTGGTGGTGGTTCTTATGTTACAAGAAAAGTAAAAAAGAGCAATGTCAAGAGCGAAACGGTAAACGCAACAGCAACGGGGACAGTTGATTTAGATTGGGCAGCTGAAGATAATCATACGTTGACGCTAACAGGAAACACTACGCTGACTTTTAGCAATGATGCTAATGGACAAGTGATTGTTTTGACTGTTGCTCAAGATGGAACTGGAGGATATACTTTAACTTTTCCAGCTGCTGTTAAATGGGCAGGAGGAACAGCTCCAACTCAATCAGCAGGAGCATCAGAGATTGATGTTTATACAATAATCAGAAGGAACGGGAATTTATACGGTTCTTTCCTTCAAAATTTCAGCTAATGTTTACAAGTTTTCCGTTTGCATTTTGGAGAGGAGAATCAGGAGCGACTGGTTTAGGTTATCGTTATGGATACCAATCTGATGGAGTTGACGAGGGTTTAAATTTTGGTAATGTTCTACCATTAGACTATGATAGTACTTTCTCTTTATCTTTTTGGATCAAAACTACTGATACAACAAAAGGTATTCTTGGAAAGTTTAACGGAACAACGGGATATTATTTATATCTCACAAGTGCAGGAAAGCTTTCTGTTAGGTTATACAATGGAACATTGACAAGAATAGACGTTGATTCAACTAACATTATCAATGATGGGGAGTGGAAGCATTGTGTATGCACTTACGATGGCTCAACAAACGCTTCAGGAGTTAAGATTTACATTGATGCAGTCCTTGAGTCGAATGTTGTTAATGATGATACATTAGGAAATGACACTCTTTTAAACGCTTCTGATTTGGAGTTTGCGTCTGTTAGTTCTTATCTAAACGGTAGGCTTGATGATGTTCAATATTATGACTTTGTTTTAAACGCTACACAAGTAAGTGATATTTATAATAGTGGTTATGTAACTGCACCAACTGCTTCACCAATATATCATTGGAAACTTGGAGAGGAAGATACATTTTCAACGAATTGGACTGTTAAAGATTCGGTTGGTTCTTTAGATGGTACGTCTGTGAATATGGAAGAAGTAGATAGAAAATTGGGCGTTGCTTATTCATTGGATTTTGATGGAGTTGATGAAGAAATAAGTTTCCCCAATTACGACATTTCAGGACCTTTTTCTGTGTCTGTTTGGTTTAAATTGATAGACTCTGGGAATAATGTTATGATTGGTGATTGGGGAAGTGGAACGAGGTCTTGGTTATTAAGGACATCTTCTGGAAATATTGATTTTTTTACATCTCAAGATGGTTCAGCAATTGACCTGACTTCAACAGCATTAACTTATAATGATAATAGTTGGCACAATGTTTTAGTCACTTTCGGCTCTACTGGTGGAAAAAGAATTTATTTAGATGGTTCTCTGGTTGCTTCTGTTTCTACTTATTACGTTGTTTATAATAGTTCAAACAACTTGCTGATAGGTGACAACGCCTTTAGTGGTCAGAATTTTGATGGAAATATGATGGAAGTATCTATTTATGATACTGAACTAAGTGCTTCTGATGTTGCTTTATTATTCAATGAAACAGGAACAGGCAATGGCGTACCAATAGATCCACGAAATGTTGGTTTATCTCCTACTTTTTATTGCCCTATGGTTGGACCGAATGATTCCCATGATGGTACAAATTGGACTATAACTGATGAAATAGGAGGAAACAACGGAACTTCTGTGAATATGGAAGAAGCAGACAAAACAAGTGATACACCTTAAACAAATATTATGTTAACATACGCTATAATAAACACAACAGACAAGGACAACGTTAATTTTGAAGAGGTTATTCAAGAGCCTTCAACGGTTCGTTATTCTTTAGATGGAACGCAATTCGTTATTAAGTACGAAACAGAGCCAAGTTTTATCACAAATGGATCAGTTGTTCCTGATGCTATTTTAAACCATGATCTATGTTTAGATTTAATGGCAACTTCTGATTGGTCTCAAGATATTATATAATGAAAATAAATGATCTAATTGCATACATCACAGAGGCTGGAGCTGGACTTGCTGTTCTTCATGTTGCAATAAAAAAAGCTTTTAACTTTGATATCATTAACGTTTTAAAAAAGTTGAAGCTTTCTGATCATGTTTCAATAAAATTAAAAGGAGACGTTTTCAAGAAGTCAGATCTTTCTTTTGAAGTTAAGGATTTGTTGAGCCATGACTTATTTGATGAGCTGGAGCTTAAAAAAAGGACTACAAAAGCCAATTTTAAAAGCAATGGAGAGGCTTACAAGAACAAAAACAAACTTTTTGACATATTCATTGAAGAGAAAATGAACTCTGTCTCCTGGAGCATGAAAGAAATGATTGAAACCTATGAAAGTTCAATGACTCCAGCAGAGCTAAAAACTCACATCCTTCAGCATTTTGTTAAGTGTGATGATAATCTTGGATGTAAGATGGTTGACAGGTTTTTGAGGGTTGGAGTGCCTAAACCATTGATTGAGGACTTTATGCAAAAGTTTTGGTACATAAGAACAAAGACTTTAAAAGTTTATACAGCAAGGATCAACCAAATCTTCAGCAGTCGCTTCTACTCTTCAAATGAACAATTCATGCTTACTATACTTGAAATCATTACCTTTGAAACAAGGGGAATGATCAAAGATGTCACAGAGGCTTTTGAATCTGTAAATGGATCTTTTAAAGACTTGGAGCTTAGTGAGTGATTTGATCAAATATAGAAGGTTGACTGTTTTCTCTGATTGGCATCTTGATGAAATTTTAAGAATTGAGCCAAATTTTTGCCCAGTTAAGCCTTATGTTGTTAATTATAATTTGCTTGGATATAGTGGCATCCTCTTAACTGATGGAGAGTATGTTATTGAGCTTGAAGGATTGTGGAAGTATGTTAAATTATCGAATTTTGAAAAACCTCCAAAGGTTATCAGGGAAGGTGTTGAGTGGTATCTGTTCAGCTAAGGCTGTTTATAACAAAAAACAAGAAGCAAAATCAAGAGTTTTATCAAGGATTGAGCTTGAAGCAATGCAAGATGATTCATTTCCTTTAAGCTTGTATGATATAAAAATCAGAAGACTGAAACTTCAGATCAAAGTTGTTTGCAAATAATTTTTTTGCTTATTTATTTTGAAATTTCAAAAAAGAATAACTACCTTAGCAGAACAGAAAAAAGAAACAGTATGAAAATAGAATGTGAAAATTGCGAAGGATCAGGAGTAACAGAAACTGATTTGAGATGTAAAGTTTTTGGAATGAGTGAATGTTGTGGAGGTTGTTGGGAAGATGAGGATTGTGAGGAGTGCGATGGAGAAGGAGAGCATGATCTTTATTATTGGAATGACGATGAGCTTTCAGAGCTTTATGACAGCATTGTAATAGAGGGATTGACAGCATCAGAAAACAGAACAAAAGAAATCAACTTAATTATTGAATACATAGAAAACAGATTATCATGAAAAACAGAATCAAAGGAATTGCTCCAGGAGTTAAAAAGTCAGTTTATCCAAACGGAATCAGAACACAAAAAGAGTGGACTGACAGCCACACATCAAAAAGGTTTAATGATACATTTCACGCAATAAAATTTGCAGTATTAAATCAACAAACTTTTGATATTTCAAAATAAAAGTGTTATTTTAGCAGAACAGAAAAAAACAGAATTATGAAAAATCTAATTAATGCAGTTAACAATGTAATGTCAAAAGTTGGCAACATTGAAAAGAATTTAAATGTCGGAGCTGGCAAATCATCTTACAAAGGTGTGGCTGATAAAGATGTCAAGCATCTTGTTGGTAGAGCTATGCAAGAGGAAAACCTTGTGATGTTACCAGTAAAGATTGAGCCAACAACTAAAATCGAAAGATGGGTTGAGGAGACAAACTATGGGCCTAAACAAAAGCAGTCAGTATTCACTGAGGTTCTTGTCACTTACAAGTTGATCCACGAATCAGGAGAGAGTATTGAGCTTCAAGGGTATGGTCATGGAGTTGATTCACAAGATAAATCAGCAGGAAAAGCAACAACGTACGCAATGAAGTATGCTATTCTTTACGCTTTTATGATTGCAACTGGAGATATTGATGATGCTGACAAGACTCACTCAGAAGAAGCTGCAAAGCCAACTCCTAAAAAAGAGGCTTTAACACAAAAACATCCTAAATGGCCAGTAGTATTCAAAGCAGTTCAAGAGGGTACAGCAAATGTTACTTATGTGAAGAAAAAGTTCACGATTACTAAAGCCATTGAAGATATTCTTGAAGAAGCTCATGAGGTGGCAATTGAAAACATGGCAAAAAAATCAAATTAATATGAATAGTTTATATCAAATAAATCAAGACTTACTGGAGATATTTCAGTGGATTGATGAGCAAGGAGGAGAGATAACAGATGATCAAGAACTTCTTTTAATCATTAAAGAAGGAGAGCTTCAACAGAAAGCTGTTGCTTATCATGAAGTAATTGGAGCAAGTGAATCGTTTATATCTCGAATTGATGACGAAATAAAGCGTTTACAAGCCTTAAAGAAACAAAAGCAAGGTTTGATAAGTCGATTAAAAGATAATCTCTTAAACGCTGTTAAAGTCTTTGGAGAGTTTGAAGTTGGAACAGTGACTTTCGGAACAAGAAAGAGTTCAAGCGTTGAGGTTGAAGATGTAAACGCTTTACCAAACGAGCTTAAAAAAACGAAGGTAACAGAGTCAGCTGATAAAGCAGCAATCAAAAAGCTATTAAAAGAGGGAGCTGTTGTTCCTGGATGTCAAATAATAGAATCAGTAAATTTAAAAATCAAATAAAATGCAAGTAAAAGGAAAGCTTTACAAGATTGATTCAGAGCAAGTGATCTCTGACAAGTTTAAGAAAAGAGAGTTTGTTGTTGAAACGATGGATGATTACCCACAACTTTTGTCAATCCAGTTGACTCAGGACAGGACTGGTTTAATCGACATTTTTAATGTTGGAGATGAGGTAACAGTGTCAATCAATTTAAGAGGCCGTAAATGGACTAATAAAGAAGGGGTTGATAAGTTCTTTAACACAATTGAAGCCTGGAGAATTGAAGGAGCAACCGAACAAGTAAGCGGACAAGCTAACGGACAAGCTGAAGAAGAAAATTCATTACCATTTTAACAATCAAAGGGGAGTGAAAGCTCCCTTTAAACACTTAAACAATGACATTTAAAGTAGTTGAAATAAAAAAAGGTAAAAGAAGAGAGTTCAAACTTAATGCTATTGAAATTCTTGAGATTTACGGAACTGAAATAAGGATATGCGATTTGCACAAAGCAAAAGCTCCAATCAGAATCAGTGAGAACTCGGATACAGTGGTAAAGATTTATGGTTATGAATCAGAATAAAACATTGACAAATGAAAATAGATACTAAAAAATTAATGACTTACAGGGCTTATGCTGATAAGATGAAAATATCTGACACAACTGTAAGGAACTTTGTAAGAGATAAGAAACTAAGAAGTATCACAATTGGAGGAGATTCAACACATAAAGGAGTAAAATTTGTAATATTAGATAAATGATCAGGACAAGACACTGGATAGCAAACAATCCTTACCAGGTTAAAGAGTATTTGAGTCAAAACAGATTCCAAAGGAAGAGATTAAAAAACAAGTTCTATCAATCTGATAGGAGAATAAACAACGAAGAAGGGGCTTAATTGCTCCTTTGGGTTTGATAGTTGTAAAAAAAACATTATATTTGAAGTATGGAAAGCATTAAGGTTGATAAAACTAAGCTTTTAACGATAACGAACTACGCAAAAAGAGAGAATTTAACTCGACAAGCTGTTCATTATCAAGTGAAAGAAAAGCAAGTTGATACAGTTAAAATTGATGGAGTTGTGTTTGTTAAAATACAATAAGTTTTTTTTTGAATTAACTTTTGACAATTGTAAATAATTAAATTTTAGATATGAATTTTTTAGAGAAAGACCTGGAGAGGATACTCGAAGAGCAGTTGAATAATGATCCTGAGGTTCTTTATGACTTAGGTTTGGAGCATATTGATTATGATTTAAAAACAAAAGTTTTCAGACAGTTAAGAATCGGTAATTATGGAATTGCTGATTTAGTAACTGTTCAGAGATATATGGATAATATTATTATTAATGTTTATGAACTAAAAAAAGGTGTAATAAATGAAGACGCTTTGTTTCAATGCTCTGCATATGCTAAAGGAATCAAGTCTTATCTTGATAAAAGAGGTGTTAAAAAATATACAGTAAGAAAGGTTTTAATAGGTTCAAGTGTTGAGACATCAGGAAGGTTTCCTTTTATTTTTGATGAAATACAAAGAGAGAATTTCACAGACACCTCTATTTATAGCTTTGATTTTAAAATAGATGGAATAAGGTTTGAATGGTTTGATTTAGTTGGATACGATTTAATTGATAAAGGATTTTAATATGGCTAAGTTAAGAAGTGTTTCCACAGCTTTTTGGAGTGATCCTTTTATAGAGGATTTATCTCCTGATGAAAAGCTTTTGTTTTTGTATTTAATAACCAACGAAAAAACCAACATGTTGGGAATTTACGAGGCATCAATCAAGAAGATGGCTTTTGAAACAGGTTTGAGTTTGGATAAGGTTAAAAAGGCTTTAAAAGAGTTTGAAAGGCTTTCGAAAGTTAAGTATGTTGAGAATTATGTCATTCTATTAAATTTCTTAAAACATCAGAACTTCAATCCAAATATGAAGAAATCTGCTATTGACGTATACAACTCATTGCCTAAAGTATTAAAAGACAGTTCTTTAAGTGTGAGTAAAGACAATCCTTCTGAAGGGTTCGAAAGCCTTTTAAAGCATTTCGGTATGGTTTCGAAAGTAGAAGTAGAAGTAGAAGAGGAAGTAGAAAAGGAAGTAGAAAAAGAAATATCTTATACAGCTGAAACAATTAATGATATATATTCTCTTTATCCGAGTACTTGCCCAGTTAAAGGAAATTCAAATGATAAAGGAAAAGCTAACAAGGAGCAGATTAAAAGAATCCTTAAAAGCAAAGAAGAGACTGTTGATTCTTTAAAAGCTAAAATTGAAAGATATGTGAGAGAGTGCAAAAGCTCGAATACATTCTTAAAAAACTTTAAAACATTCTTAAACAACTTGCCTGATTACTCAGAAGAGGAAAAAAAGGAGGAGCTAAAAGAAGAGAATCTTTACCTTTGGATTAAGAAGCAGTTAGAAGAAGAACCAAAAAAGACATTTAATTCATCATACATTAATAGCCTTAGACATAAGGAAATGAAATTGACTGATGAAGAATTTAAAGAGCTTTCCAAAATGAACAATTTAAAAGCTGAAAGATTAAGATTTGCAAAATAATGAAAGGATTTACTGAAGTATCAAGCCAACAGCTAAACGAGGATTTAAACAGACTTTTAAAGTTTGGAGAAAAGCCAGGAATATCAACAGGCCATAAACAGATTGATGAACATTACACAGTTCTTGAGGGAGGTGTGACTGACATCACTGGTTGGCCAGGATCAGGAAAAACGCTTCTTCTTGATGATATTCTCATGAGCCTTTCTCAGAATCATGGCAAAAAGCATCTTCTTTATGTTCCTGATTCAGGTAATCATCAAAACGTTTATGCTCGATTGATCCACAAGCTCACAGGTAAGACTTTCAGAAAAGGATATGACAACAGAATCACAGAAACTGAAATGTATAACGCAATGGCTTGGATACATGAGCATTTCAAAGTATTGGTTAAAAACGACTTTAAGCAAAGGTTATCTCCTTATGAGTTTTGGAACTATGCAATTAAGGAAGGTTATGATTCAGCAGTAATTGATTCCTGGAACTTCATGAAGCATGAGCAAGGAGGAGGAACTCAATATTTAGCTGAAGTTTTATCTTACAGAAATGAGCTTGCAGAAAATAACAACATCCACTTCTTTACGATTATACACCCGAGAAACCCAACTGATAAAGACTATAATTCAGAAGGAGTTCTTCAACCAGCTTCAGAGTATACACTGATGGGAGGGTCTGAGTGGAATAACAACGGTAAGAACATACTGTCAATCCATAAAGAATCAAAAGATGCTGATCTGTACAAATTAAGCTTTAGAAAGATCAAGCCTGATATTGTTGGCCTTGCTGGTGGTTTTGTTGAGTTTGAGCATGATTGGAGACAAAGGAGAGTTTATTTCTATGAGAATGGAAAAAGGCAATACGCTGTTAAAACTATGTTTGCTGAACAACAAGCAGAAATCCAAGAACCTCCAGTTGATGAGCAAGCTTTTCACAGTAACAGCTCATTCAGTAGAGAAGAAGATGATCAAAGTATTCCATTTTAATCAAATAAAGTTTTGAAATGTCAAAATATTAGTTATCTTAGCAGAACAGAAAAACAGAATTATGCATCAGAAAACACTCCACGCAATCAGCAAGACTGATAAACTCATTGAAGCTTATCACGAGAAACTCAAAAACTTTCCTGACAATGAAAAACTAAAGGAAGGATTTGAAGATTTAAAAATAATAGCTGAAGAGCTTTGGAGGTTATCAAAAACAGATTAAATATGTCAATAGGTTATTTAAAGGCATACGGAGGTTTAGAAGAGTTGCTTGGCATGTATACCCAAAAGCTCAAAGAAAGTCCATCAGAACCGTTAAAAAAGGGCAAAAAACAGATTCAAAACGGTTTACTTTGGTTGCTACTTACAAAAGAAGAGCTTGATGAGGTAACAGAGAAAGCTTTGAAGGAGTCAATTGAACTTGATAAGCTGAATCTATACGTCAAGTCACTGGAGAGAAAGATCAAGACTTTAGAACAAGAGAATAAGAACTTAAAAGAGAATATCAATGGAGATTAAAGCAACAATAAAAGGAAACGTTCCAAGCAAATCAAACTGCTATAAAGTGATAAGGTTTGGGAATAAATGCTCATTGGGCAAATCAAAAGCTTTGAAGGATTATGAGAAGAGCTTCTTCATTCAATTGCCTCCAGCTTTAAGAGGGTTGATGATTGAGGGATACTTTGAATTTTATGTTGATGTGTTTTATCCATCGCAAAGGTCCGATTTGGATAACAGTTTAAAGGGAGTTCTTGACTGCTTACAAGCCACAAAAACAATCAAAAACGATAATAAATGTGTGAAGATTGTAGCACAAAAAGCAATTGATAAGGATAATCCAAGAATAGAGTTCGAGATTAGAGAAATATAACGCTTAGGCTAAACGGTCGTTTTTGATTGTTTTTGCCATTGTTAGGCTTAGTACGGTATTAACTTATAAAACTTATAAAAATGAATATTACAATTAATTACAAAGGTGTAAACTTAGATATTGAATATGATTATCAACCATATGAAAAAGCAGAAACAGGACCAGAAGCACAATACCCTGGGTGTGCAGAAGCTATTGAAGGAATAAACGAAATTAAGCACAAAGGAACTTGTTTCTATGAAGTATTTGAGAGTGATTTAGAGGAAATTGAAAACGCAATAATTGATGCAATGGCAAATTAATTATAACGCCAAAGTGAGAAACGTTTTAATGTTTTTTACACATTGTTAGCAATAGGTTGTTTTATTAACTAAAAAAATATTATGAAAACTAAAATATTAAACTGTTACTCAGGAATAGGTGGTAACACAAAGAATTGGGATAGAGAAAAATATGATGTTACTTCTATTGAGTTTCATAACGGTATAGCAACGGCATACAATCATTTTTTCCCTGATGACGCGATAGTTGTGGATGATGCTCACCAGTATCTGTTAGATAACTATAAAAATTATGATTTTATTTGGTGTTCACCACCTTGCCAAACACATTCAGATATTAGAAGAATGGGAGCAGTTGCGGGAATGTATGACGCAAAGTTTCCCGATATGAATTTATGGCAAGAAATTGTATTTTTAAAACACTTCTTTAAAGGTGGGTGGGTTGTTGAGAACGTGAAGCCTTACTACGAGCCTTTTGTAAAGCCTGATAAAATAATAGGTAGACATTACATTTGGTCTAATGTTAAAATACCTAATTTAGTTATAAATGAAAGTTTAAATATTAGAAAAAAAGGCTCTACAGGATATGGTTTTGATTTAACAAATGTAAAGACAGGACATAGAAAAGACCAAATAATAAGAAACTTAGTGAACCCACAAATAGGTGAACATATTTTAAACGCTTGGGAAGATGGTAAAAAAGACTTGTTTAGTTAAACTTATTGCTAACGGCTCGTGTAAAAAATCGTTTTAATGTTTCTTAATGACCGTTGAAGAGCGTTTTAATGCGAACTAATTAAAAACAGATATGCAAAAACAGATTGCAAAAGAGCTAAAAACAGAAGCTCAAAGGGTTGCAGAAAGATTCTCAAACCCTAAAAGAGAAGGAAATCCAACAGCAGAAACATTTGAGATCCAAGAGATCATTCCCTTGTCAGATGATGCTGCTGTTGTTTACTTCCAAAAAACAACTCAAAAGATTGGAATGGCTTTCTTTTATTACATCAAAAGAGGAGCTTCAAAAGGATGGAGATATTTCTTCCCTACGGATAGCCATATTCAAGGAATGACAGCTGTCCAGTATTATAAGATAGAAATTGAGAGAAAGAACTTTGAACATAATTTTTAACAGTATGCTATTAATCAAAGAAGAAAAAGAAAGGCTTCAGAATTACCTTACAAACCTTAAAGGATTTGTTTTTGAGAATGATCTCCCTGAAGATAAGATCAACGCTTTAAAGCAAGAAATAGACAGAGTTCAATCTGCTTTGCTTGATGTTAAGATTGAGCCACTTTATGAAATTGTTACTCGTGATGGAGAGTTCATTCAAAGAGTTGCAAATGCTTTCAACCTTGAGCAAATCACAGGCACTAAAAGAAACGACATCCTGAGCCGACAAAATCAAATAAATTACAGAAACAGCATAAGGAAGAATAAAAGACAGCTCCCTGAAAATGTTTTTTCTGTGCGAAATCATTATACAAATGAAAGAGTTTATATCAGATGTTTGAAAACGGAATAAACAAATTTTTCTTTTAGAGAATTTATAGTATATTAAAAACCCAATTTTTAAAAATAAACGTATGAGTGAAATTGAATTAAGAGAATTTTACGCTTCAAAGATTAACGAAGCAGAGACAGCATTTGAGCGTCAAATGATCCAGGCAGAACTTAAGCATAAGCTTAAACTGGTTGAAAACGGAATTGATCCAATGGAAGAAATGAGAAGGAACTCAGATTTCGAGTGTCTGAATTGCGGATCTTAATCAGTAACAAATAAAAAAAACAATATGAACGAGCAAAGAAAATTTGAAGAATTAAAAAAGAATGTGATTAAATGGGCAACAGAAAAAGGAATCTTTGAGAAAGGTACTCCTGAAGCTCAGGCTTGGAAAACACTTGAAGAGGCTCAAGAGATCCTTGATGGAATAATCACAGAAAACAAAGAAGAGATTATTGATGGTATTGGAGATACACTTGTGACTCTTATCATTCAAGCTGAAATGCAAAGAGTTGATCTTTTAGATTGCCTTGAGATTGCTTACAACGTGATAGCAAAGCGAAAAGGAAAGATGATTGATGGTCAATTTGTTAAGGAGTAACACCAAAACGAAACAGCGTTTTAATGCTTTCTGATGACTGTTGAAAGGCGTTTTAATGCCTTTGATTATGATAGACCAACTAACACTATTTGAGGATGGAAAAGGCACAATTGAACGCTGTTTCTTTTGTGCTTCTCCAGTCTTAAAAAAAGGAGATACTTGCTCAAAGGAATGTGAAGAAGCTAAAGCAATTTATTATATTAGTCTTGACAAATTAAAAGAAAAGGAAAAGATGATAATTGAAGAAGCTCTTGAAAGGATCAAGTTCTTAAAGAAGAAAATTGACAATACAATGGTAATCGAAAAGGCTCACGAATACCAGGCTGAAATTGATGAGATAATTGATGAAGCTGACAGATTGAGCATTGACTTATTTGAATATGAAGATATTGCAGAAGATTAAAGAAGCGAACGTTGAAAAACATGGTGCAATTTGTGACAATGAACATTGTGGATTTCATGAGGAGTTTTGCAGATGTGAACTTGCTGAAGCTCGAAGGAATAAACGAATGGATATAATTGGACAAAACGGAAACGAAGGAGAGCATTATGAAGAGAATAATTGAAATACTTAAAAAGAACAGCATAACGCAAATAATGGCCTTGTTTGCTCTGATGTTTATGTTTATAATAATGAAGGATAGCCTTAAATGGGCGTATGATGCCGCTGTTTACACTTCTTTTGTGATAGTGGGGTATGTTGCTGTTTTTTCTGTTTTCGCTATTATAGGAGTGATAAAAGATATATTCAATGATTAGTTTGTTATTTGTGTTTTTAGCTGCTATTTGTAATGCTGTAATGGACAAGACGCAATTCCATTATCACAAGTCAATCTTTAAGTTTCTGAATCCTTACTTTTGGAATGGAGAGATTTCATGGCAAAATAAATATGTCAACAGAGACTTCCTTCAAGGGTTGAAGAGTATCCCAGTGCAATTCACAGATGCTTTTCACTTGTTTAAGAGCTTAATGATAGTCTTTTTCTCAATTGCTGTTATTGAGTACAAACAAATCATTCATCCTGTTATTGATCTTTTGATGATTGGATCAGTTTGGAACGGTACATTTAACATATTCTTTAATAAAATACTACACAATGAAAACGATTAAATCATACTTTGGAGTAAAAGAGCTTGTTGATCCTGAAACATACCGAAAGCATGGAGAGGGTTCTTTGAGGTTTATCTGCCCAATGCTCCAGGAGACTCTTTTGATAATCAGAAGAGGTATAGGGAAACCTATCACAGCAAATGATTGGGCATGGGGAGGAAAGTTCACTCAGAGAGGATTGAGACACAACAACAGTCCAATGGTTAAGCGAAAGAATTACATGTATCTATCTGCTCACATGTTTGGCAAGGCTATTGATTTTGATGTTGAAGGAATGAGCGTGAAAGAAGTGCATGATTGGATATTAAAAAACGCTGATTTGTTTCCTTATCAGTTGAGGATTGAGAGAACTTTGAAGGGTAAATATTTGACATGGAATCACATTGACATCATACAAGACGAATCAAAACCGAAAATCTATTTTTTTGACGTATAATTGTAAAAAATAAAACTATGAAGATTGTAAGTTTATTGAAATCATTAGGAAAGGGAGCATTAAAAGCAATCCCTTTAACGAATGTAATAATGGAAGCAAAAGAATCAATCAAAGAAGATTCAGAACACTCTCCTGAAGGAAGTATTGACTATCCTCGTTTGATTGGATATGGGATATTTTCTGTTGTGATGTTGGCGTTCATATTTGGATACGCTGATGAAGAAAAGGTTAAATTTGTTTTTGATAAGGTTGTGAAATTGTTTTTAGTTGATTAAAAACACTATATTTGAAGTGCAATTCTATTTTTCTGTTTTAGGCTACTTCTGTATAGCCTCCTCTTAATCGGGGAGGCTTTCTTTTTGTTCTAAAAATAATGAGTCAAGTGAGCCACTCTTCCATCAAATTTAGAATGTATAAACGCTTCAACAGCTACTTGACTTTTATAGCCTTGATCATTATGCCATAAGTCAGCAGAAGATGGAGAGCGTAAATAAGTCACGTTTACTCCAATGTAGTCTTTACCTGATTGAAATTGCTTCTTATCTTGATGATGAATGTGGTGCAAATAAGCGTATCTGAATTTAGTTGATGCCCAAATATGAGGCTTTTCTTGAGCCATTAACAAAGGAATGTTTTGAGCCTTTCCTTTGTCTCCATGCTCGAACTCTAACATGTTAGAATAATATTGGTAATATTTTCTGTATGATGGAGAGATGTTGAACGTTACATTGTCACTCTTTCTAAACCAAGATTGTAAACTATCAGCTAAAAAACAGCCACTCATAAAGTCGTGATTGGAAGGGCAGTGAACAACATCCACATCAGCAACCTGCATGCACATCTCTATACAAACAACATAACACTTTCTTGCAAGCTGAAACGCTTTAAACCAATGCAAATCGGTGTCTTGTGGTGTTCCTGATGTTGTTGTTCTGTTTATTGTATCTGTGTTTAGTACATCATTACCAATTACAAACAATATTTTGTTGATGTTATACCCTGATGCTTTCTTCAATAATCCTCTTGTTCCTTCTAAAGCTCTTTTAACAGCAATGTCACTGTTGTAATCCTCTCCAGTAAGCTCTTTTTCTGCGTGCTTATTTAGGTGTAAATCACTTATGTCAATGACTAACAAATGCCCATCGCTTATCTTATCACGCTTAATCTTGAAGTAATTAGGGGAGTGTTGATTCATTTGAGCAATCAAATCATCCTTTACTTGATCATAAGTGATTGATCCTGGCTTTGTCTTTACAGAGAAGTACTTTCCTTTATGCCATACCTGATGGACATCATTGAGATTGATCTCTTTTCTTTTTGCAAACTCTTGAAGGGTTTCTTCTGAACTCTCTTGATTGCTTTTGAAGTCGCTCCACATTTCACGCTCTTCAGGAGTCATTGGTACTCTGTGAGGTTTCTTTTTGTCGTAATTAACTTTTGATTTTCTTCTGCTCATTTAGTTTGTTTTTGTTATGATAAAACGGTTAAAAATAACTCTTTTTATTGATTTTAGTATATTTGGTTATGCAAGATTATTTCAAATTAGATTAATTATGGAAGAGAAGAAGAAAAAACATGGGGGAGCAAGACCAAACTCAGGAAGAAAGCCAAAAAGAGATGAAGAGAAAGTGATCAAGCTTGGTATTAATGCCATTGAAGAGATATATGGATCACAAGAAGAGTTTTTCTTTCACATGGCTAAACAATCAAAAGAAAGCTTTCCACATCTGAAGTTGCTTTGTGAGTATGTTTACGGTAAGCCAAAAGAGAAACAAGAAATTTCTGTTTCTGATGATTCTGTTGCTGTTCCAGTGATATCTTGGGTAAGCTCGAATGATAAAGATTAACGAGAAATATAAGCCTTTATACACTACTAAAAAAAGGTACATACTTTGTACTGGTTCTCGTGGTTCAGGAAAGTCTTTTGCTATGGCTGATTTTCTTGTTAGATTAACTTATGAAGATGGTCATGGAATACTGTTCACAAGGTATACTATGACATCAGCTGAGACTTCAATCATTCCTGAATTTAAAGACGCAATTGCTCGTTTGGGTGTTGAATCTCATTTTGAGGTAACAAGTAAAGATATTACGAATAAAGTCACAGGCTCTTTTATTTGGTTTAGAGGTATCAAAGCTGGTAGTAATAGCCAAAAAGCGAATCTTAAATCGTTAGCTGGAGTAACAACTTTCGTGGTTGAAGAAGGAGAAGATTTCCAAGATGAAAAGACGTTTGACACTATTGATGATTCAATACGTACAGTAACGCAACAAAACAGAGTCATTTGGATTCAAAACCCATCAAACAAAGAACATTTCATTTACAAGAGATGGATTCAAGGCTATTCAAAGCAAATAATGATTGATGGTTTTCCAATTACTATCTCTGATCATCCTGATGTTGAGCAGATTCATACTTCATGGCTTGACAACGATGAAAACCTTACTGAATCATGGATAAAGAAAGCCTTAAATGCCAAAGAAAGCAACCCTGATTGGTATGCTCACAACTATCTTGGAGCATGGATTGAAAAGCCTGAAGGAGTTATCTTTGATAATTGGATTGAAGGAGAGTTCAACAATGATCTTGATTTTGGGTTTGGGATGGACTTTGGATATAGCAACGATCCAACAACATTGGTCAAAGTTGCTGTTGATAACAAGAACAATAAGATATACCTCAAAGAGCTTCTTTACGAGCCTTATTTGAAAACTAATGACATCTGTTTGATATTACAGAAAGAGTGTGGCAAAGATGAGCTAATCGTTGCTGATTCAGCAGAGCCGAGATTGATTGATGAGATATGGGATGAGGGTTTTAATGTTAAAGGAGCAATCAAAGGTCCTGATTCAATTGTGACTGGAATAAGGCTGTTGCAGAACTATAAACTTATTGTTGATCCTGATAGCCACAACTTGAAAGAGGAGCTTAATAATTATCAATGGAATGACAGAAGATCAGGGAAACCTGTTGACGCTTATAATCATATTTGCGATTCCATCAGATATTACTCATCTTATGTAGCTACACAAAATGAATTTTTCGTAATTTAACACCATATTTTGCAAAATATATGAATCCATTCAAAAAATTTATAATAAAGTCACTGCTTGGCGATGATTTTACTGATCCAAACAAAGCTTACTCTTTTCTAAACAATTCAGGTGTTGGATTTGGGGGTTACAACTTCTCAACAAGGAAAACAAAGAACTTTATCAAAGAGGGTTTTGTTTCCAATCCTGATGTTTTCGCAGTGGTCTCAAAGATTGCTCAAAACTTTGCAGGCGTTAAGTGGGAGGTAAAGCAAGAAACAAGAAACGGTTTGGAGGTTGTGACTGATTCAGAGCTTAACAGAGTTTTGGCTTGTCCTAATCAATTACAAACTTGGTCAGAGTTCCAGGAATCAGCAGCAATAATGTACTTGCTTACTGGGAATACTTACATCAACGGAACTGAGGCTGTTGGCTTTCAAGGATTCAGAGAGCTTTCTGTCTTACCTTCACAAGTGACAGCTCCAATTGTAGGAAATGAAATCACTCCAATAGCAGGGTATGAAATGCAATCAACAGAGATACAGAAATTCAGCTCTGAAGAGGTTGCTCACATTAAAGCATTTGATCCAAGAATCATAGGTTTTGAGACTCTTATTGGTTTATCTCCTTTGGAGGCTGCAATGTTTGTCTATTCTGCTAATAATGAGCAATGGGAGGCAATGGCTTCAATGCTTAAGAATAAAGGAGCGATGGGAATTGTCACTTCCAGGACTGACAGAGGAATGCGAAAGGATGATGCTGAAGATATGCAAAAGCAGTACAGAGATACTTTTGGAGGTGGGAAAAACTTTGGATCTCCTATGTTTACTGGTGCAAATGTTGACTTCTTACAAATGGGAATGAGTTCAACAGATCTTCAAATGATTGAGCAAGGAGTTCTGTCTTTAAGGGCAATCTGTAATATTTACAAAGTTTCATCAAGGCTTTTCAATGATCCAGCAAACTCAACATTTAACAACGTTCAACAAGCTGAGAAGGCTATGTGGAATGATGCTGTTATTCCTTTACTTGAAAAGTTTAAACAAAGATACAACTCATGGCTTGCTCCTTCTTTTGGAGAGGAGTTCATGCTTGATTATGATCTTACCGGTGTTGATGCTTTACAAGCAGATGCAAAGACAAGAGCAGAGGTTTCAAAGATTCACTTTGATACTGGAAATATTTCAATGAATGAATACAGAAAATTGAACGGTCTTGAGCCTTTAGAAACTGAAACAGCTGAAGTTGCTCCTAATTTAATCGTGGGTTTTGACGTTAAAGATTTAAACATTGAAACAAAAGAGAGTTATTCAGATTATCCTAAACAAGCAGTTGAAAACGCTAAAAAAGGAATTGAATTAAATGAGGCTATTGGAAACAGTTGTGCAACTGCTGTTGGAAAGCAAAGAGGGCAAGACATAGCAAACAGGAGAGCTTTATCATATAAAACAATCAAAAGAACTTATTCGTACTTATCAAGAGCTGAAGAATATTACAATCCATCTGATGAGAAAGCTTGTGGAACAATATCATACTTGTTATGGGGAGGTAAATCAATGAAGGGATATTGCAAAAGCATTATTGATGAGGTTGAAAGTGAATAAAAATTGTTAATTTTAACAGCATGAATTTAGAAGAAAAACTAAATAAACACTACGGAACGAAGTCAATGACTCTTAAAATGGAGGATATTGATGAAAAAAACCGTATTGTTAAAGGATATGGATCAGCTTTTGATGTCATTGATTCTGATAAAGATGTAATCCGAAAGGGTGCATTTGCTAAATCTATTCAAGAAAGAGGTGTTGATGCTTCAGGAAATAGAAAGATAGCTCATTTAAGAAATCACGATTGGGAGCATCAAATCGGTAAGTTCTTAGAGATGGAAGAGGATGAGTTTGGACTTAAGTTCGTTGCTCAACTTGGAAGATCTACAAAAGGAACTGATGCTTTACTTGATTATCAAGATGGTATTTTAAGAGAGCATTCAATTGGGTTCAACTACATTTCTGATAAAATCAAATTTGTAGAGGATCAAAGCTTTTCCCCTGATGGACACTTTGAAATAACTGAAGTTAAACTTTGGGAGGTTTCAGGCGTTACATTTGGAGCAAACGAGTTCACACCAGTAATTGAGGCAGCAAAGTCAGGAGATACTGAAGGAGCGTTGAAGAGATTCAATGAGCTTGAAGGATCATTCTTAAAAGCCATCAAGAGAGGAACAGGAACTGATGAAAGACTTGAAAACTTGGAGGCAAGATTCAAGCAATTACAAGAATTAAGAAATTCACTTTTCGTATTGAAGCCATCTGTTAAGGATACTTTGAAATCTGAAAAGCCGAGTGATAAACAATCATTTTATTTACTTTAATTTTAAACTGCAAAATGAAAACATTTGCTAAATTTTTAGAAGCAAAAGGAATCACAGAGGCTGATTTCAATGCTAAAGATGCTGAAGCTCAGGCAGGATTGTACAACGAGTACAACAAAGAGCAAAATGAAGCTATTGCAAAAGCTGTTGAGGCTAAAGCAAGCAAAGAAGATATTGATTCTTTAAAGTCTGATTTGGAGGCTGCAAGAGACGCTCAATTCAAGTCTATCAATGAGAAGCTTGTTGAGATGGGTGTTGCAATGACTAAAGGTCATAAAGCTAACAAATCAAATGAAGAGAAGTCTTTATTGGAGATGTTATCTGACAGAAAAGAGGACTTAACAAAGTTGAAAAACTCTTCATCTGCAAATGACAATGTAAAGATTGAGTTGAAAGCTGCTGGAGATATGTCTATCTCAGGAAACGTTACAGGAGCAGTTCCTCAGGCTTTCAGATTACCAGGATTAAACGAGGTTGCATCAAGACAAGTAAGATTTTTAGACGTTCTTCAAAGAGGTTCTATTTCTTCTAACTTAGTTGAATGGGTTTATCAAGCAAACAGAGATGGTTCTGCTGGTCAAACTGCTGAGGGTGCTGCTAAGAATCAAATTGACTTTGACTTATTGGTAGGATCTCAAAAAGTTGAGAAAACAACTGCTTATATCACAGTTACTGATGAGATGCTTGATGATGTTGAGTTCATCCAATCTGCAATCAATGATGAGTTAACAAGAGAGCTTTTAAAAGCTGTTGAATTAGGTTCTTATAGTGGTTCAGGAGTTTCTCCTCAATTAAACGGTGTAAAAACTGTTGCAACTGCTTTTGCTGCTGGTGCATTCGCTTTATCAATTGATAACGCTAACACTGTTGACGTTTTAACTGTTGCTGCAAATCAAATTGCACTTGCTGAACAAGGTATGCCAAACGCTATCTTCTTAAATCCTTCTGACGTTACTGCTCTTAAAATGGAGAAAGTGTCATCAACTGATAAGAGATATGTTGAGAGATTGGCAATGGTTGCTGGTTCTTTAAGCTTGGATGGTATTCCAATCATCCCAACAACATTAGTGACTCAAGATGAGTATCTAATTGGAGACTTTACAAAGGCTTTCATGTTACAGAAGCAAGGTGTTTCAATCGAGATCGGTTACAACGCTGATAACTTTGTTAAGAACTACAAAACGATCAGAGCTGAGTGGAGAGGTGTTGTTTATGTTAAGAACAATGACAGAACGTCATT